CACTTACTCTTCTAAGTAAAAGCTCGTATACTATCCCTACATTTCTTTTTTTATTGTGAGATTTTGGCACGATTTATACCTCTTTTTCTTCCTTGTTATCTTTTTCTTCAGACAAAAGCGTTGATGGCTTTTTTATATGTATGTTTCTTTCCAGAGATTTTAACGTATATCTAAGCCTATTGTCTAATCTATTTTGACTTTTAATCTTTTCTTCAATAAAAGATTTCTCAAAATCTTCATCCGATTCAAAAACTGGCATCTTTCCTGCATTTCGAAGCTCCCTAGAGATTACCTTTGCAGGATTAGCATCTTCTCTCCTCTCGGACTCTCTCTTATATCTCTGGTGCTTAGACAAGTCGCCTAGAGAGTCATCATTGTCATCCTCTAGATGGCTAGCCATTTGAGCCTTCGGATCTGAGAATGGACTTCTCCTTGTTTTTAGTGTATTTTTGTATCTCTTGTCTTCAGATTTTTTCTCTTCAAGATTTTTCGCTATAGTATCGACAGCTTGCTGAGCTCTTATCGGTGAATGTTCATTTTCTATAGACATCATCTTTAGATCTGGCTCGGCCAGTATTGGTAGCCTAAGCTTGTTTAAAACATCTGAATCAGCGAGATCGGTTGGTACTTCAGGTGGCTCAGCATCGCCGCCTCCTACATCTCCTTCTCCTCCGCCCGGACTATCTTCTCCTTCGGGAGTGGGAAGCGTTACTGATTCAACTCTAAGATCTTCAAGCTTGTCAGATTCTCTTTGGTAATTTAAGTCGTCTATTTGATCATCTGTCATGTTAAAGATCGTCTTTCTTATCCAGTTTCTACTAACAAGCCCTTCGATGTTATTTGCAGTTGTAGCTACATCGAACCTTGTTCTAAAAAGCTCTAGCTTTTGCTGTTGAGCAATAGTAGACGGGTTAGAAAGAGCAAGGCTAAAATCTAGTAAGTCCTCGCCCTCGAAACCATTACAGTACAAGTGGACTATGGCAAGTTTGTTTAGCTCTGATATGACCGTTCTCTGTATTCTTGCTATTGTTCTAGAAAATCTAACGTCTTCTTGTGAAAGTGTTGCCTTTGCGCCTAGACCTTCATCATACCCTAGATAGGCTTTTGGAATTTTCAATGCTGCAAACAGTTTCTTTTGGATGTACTCGACATCTTCAATTGCTGTTGCATTTTGTCCACCTGCCAGTGTGTCAATCTTCGTTCCTGTTTCTGAACCCCTCACAGGAAGGTAGTAATCTTCATCTACTGAAAGCGGGTTGTACCTTAAATCAACTCGACCAGTTTGTTTGTCTACGACTTGTGCTTTCTTAAGGGTGGCCTGAACTTGCTCCATATAGTTTGGAATATCTTCTGGCGGAACATTTCCAACATCTATGTAGAATACTCTGCGCTCAGGTGATCTTACTATTCTGTAGACAAGCATGGCATCTTCAACAAGTATAAGCTGTCGCCAAATTCTTCGAGCAGCTTCTAGAACTGAAGATCCATATGGCAAGAATGCATCATTCCCTAGGACTCTCATGTGAGTGACTTGCCAATTTTCTAAAACTTGATTTCCCTGAGTCACCCATCTAAATCTGACAGCCATCGGATCTTCCGGGTCGAACCCTTCTTCTCTCTCTATCTCGTTTACAGGAATTGGAAATACACTAATTACTCCGTGTTCTGGAGACACATCATTAAAAAGAAAAAAGTCTCCGTACTTGCAGAGATTTCTAGACCAAGCTGTTAAATTAAACTCAACATTTAACGTGTCGTAGAAAAGATCGTTTAAAAGCTTTTTTATAGTTTGATTTTCTGAATAAATGTGGAGAACTTGGCCGTTTTCATCTGCAGCAACAGTCTCCTCTGCGTATATATCAAGAGCAGAGCTTATCTCGGGAGTGTACTCCATTTCACTAAAGTCACTATATCTCGCCATCCTGTCATAGGTTCCATAAGCACTCATTGCAGAACTATAAACGTGACTCTGATTTTTTCTAAAAAGATCGAATGCCGAAGAAGTCTTCTGGGTAGAGTCAAAGTTTCTAACTTTTCTCTTTATGACGGGCCCGCTTCTAAAAAGACCCGTAAGTCTTCTAAACAGTGATGCTGATGATTCTTCTGCCATTAATCCTTCCTAGTGCTACTTGAGCACCCACTTCCAATCATTAATTATCTTTATTTTATTCTTTATGTCAGAACTGTGAATATTTCTATTTTGTTTTTTGCTCGTGTCAACATTTTTGTTGTCTGCCCCCGGGTTGTTATAGGGCCTGCCCTCAAGTATTGCATCAGGCATATCATCGTAAGTATTCCTAGTAACAGACATGGCTTTTAACATCGCATCATTTACAGCTCGATTATTTTTGCTATAGCCGTCAGAAGCGTCAAATATCCAAGTTCCTATGGCAAAACTCATAACAAGGTCGTCATTGTGACCTTTCATTCCTTGTGCCTTATTTCCTATCCATATAAAAGTTTTTAATTCTTCATACAGCCGACTACTGTATATCTTTATCATCTTGTTTCTGAGGACTTCCTCAAGCTTTGTAAGTATTAGAGATCTAGTCCTTCCGCTCGTCGTAAAACCAGCTAGGTCCGGACTATACTCTGGCGTGTATCCCCCTATGTAAACAGATTTTCTTTTTTTATAATACAGGTTCGAATACTTGGTCTCTTTTATTTTTAAAATTGTAGCATATCCGTAGGAGTTGTTCTCCGGGCAAATAAGAGCATTGTTGTATTTCTTTCCATACTCTACAAGCAATTCACCAAATCTATCAGGTGGTATCTTCCCTTTGTACTCTGCAACACACTCACTTTCATTTACATCAATAATGTGAAAAGCAGAGTAATCTCTAGAATCTCCCCTGGAAACATCAGCAGATATGATGTAGCTATTCTCAGATAGCGGATATTTCCAAGTCCAAACTCCATTCTCAGGCCCAGACCTTTCAATAGGGGCTCTAGTTTGCGTCCTAATGTACTCAATATCATTACTTGATAGAAAGGTTTCTCCCGAAGCTGCAAAGTCACAGAGGTATTCCTGCGCTATCTGTCTGTCTGATAGGTTTTTTGTAGTTTCTTGGAACCACTCCTCGTCTCTTTCTGGGTGAACGTCCCAGGGGAGCTTTATTGCTTTAAACTCATTCACTCCGGCTTCTGCATCTGTATAAAGCTTGTGGTACTGACCGCCGACTCCATTTGGTGTCGACAGCAAGATTGCATTTCCCCCTGTTGAAATTGTCGGGTAAAGTCCCATCCACAAAGAATCAAAGTTTTTAACAAAGGCTGCCTCGTCAACTATCAGAAGTGAAAGAGCTTCAGATCGACCAGCATCATCAGAGGTGGGAATTGCCTTTATTGTCGAGCCATTGCTAAACTCTAAAAGCTGCTTGTTGTTACTTGTTAATTCTGGCATCACAAGCCACTTGGGCACGCTTCTATGCATTGTCTTTACTTTTGTAATAAAGTTCTGCGCAACTGAAAGTTTTGTAGCGATAACAAGGATATTTTTATCTCTTTGAAATATCGCCATCCATAGTGAGTATGCAGCGACAAGAGTTGACATTCCCAGCTGCCTTGATTTTAAAACTATTGAAAATCTCTCATCGATAAATGTATCTACACACTGATCTTGAAATTCAAATGTGTCAAATTTTATAAGACCTTTTACCGGGTGCTGTATTTTAACGTAGTTGTTAAAAAAATAGTTCGGCTGTTTCCCACAGCGTATTATCTCTTCAACCTGTTTTGATTTTCCAGGTGTTCCCATCTTTACTCAACTTCGTACGCGGTAAACCTTCTGTAATACGCAGTTCTTCTTGCAGCTCTCGGATCTGCTGAAATTATCTCTACTGAGTCACTACTTGAGACTTCCTTAGCCTTAAGAGCTCTTCCTGCAACTTTCTTAAATTCACTCTTAATATTCTTTGTGTACTGTTTTGTCAAAGATATAGATTCTTCTTCAAATCTTTTGCACTGATCTCTTAGGTTTCTATCACTTGCGAGATGAACTATCGTAGTGTATGTTACAGTCATCTTGTTATCCTGAAGGGACATTTTTAACGAAGAAGTTGGAACCTTACTGTTCAAACCTCCTGGGTATCC